GTTTTTATCAACCCCATTTTCTTCAAGCATTTTTTGAACTTTAATCAATAAAGGTTGATACATAAACTGTTTTATAGCGGATTCAGTATTTCTCTTATAATCAAGAGTATTAAAAATTTCCTCATCAGTTAAACTTTTAATAATGGAATTAATGATATCTGTTCTTTTTTTGGTTTTTGATAACCTTTTCATTATATAATCCTTATTTTTAACTATCATTAGCTAATAAAAATCTCATCCCATAATCATTAAAACATATATAAATATAAAAAGTAAAAATAATTTATTTTTTTAATATAACCCTATATGGTACAAGCTTTTTATCAGATGGTCTTTTTGAGTACTGTTTGCATATATAATAAGTGGCTATCTGTCCCTCGTAAAATTGAGATCCTTGTAATCTAACCTTTATACCTTCTTCAAAAGTTATTTTATTATTAAATGGTATAGAATTATATTCCTCTATACTCATTTCTGGTATATTCAATTTATTTTTTACTATATCTAAATTTTCCATCTTATCCTACATTAGCTTTTATATTTCTTGAATCATTAGAAGTTTTAACATCTTCTATCCATTCATCATATTGTGATTCACAGTAAATTTTTAATGATCTCGTATCTATGTAAAATTTCTTTATATCACCTACTCTTCCACCTATTCTGTTTTTAATAATTTTCCAATGTATCTCATTCTCATATGTAAATAGATCATCATCATCACCCATAAATATCATAAAATCAGATGTGGCTGGTACTCCTGATGATTCTGCTGTGTAATTGTGGTCTATTTCTTTTAAATCCATTCTAGACCCCTCTCTGTTTATTTGTGTTGCTGTTACTATTGGTATATTGAATTCTAAACTAAGTGCTCTTAAATCTTCTGCTATTTTCTTAACGTCAATATAAAGATTACCTCTTTCAATTTCTGCTTTCATAATACCTATATAATCACAATAGAGAATATCTATCTTGATTTTTCTCATTCTTAATTCTCTAAGGTATTTTCTAAAATCATTAACTGTAGCATTACCTGTAGGGAATTCTTTAATAAAAAGCTTACCTCTATCTTGGTTTTTTATTAATTTAGCAACTTCTTTTATCATTAATGATCTTGTTGTTTTATTCACATACATTCTATTAATATCTGTTTTTGAGTATATAGAATCAAACCTTTGTGAAAAAACATCTTCTGACATTTCCATAGACATTAATACAACATTATGACCGTGTTCGGCTTGCCTAGCGGCCATATTAGCCATAAGCAATGATTTACCTTTATGTATAGGAGCACCTATAACATTAAGAGTATACGGAACAAAACCCCCATTTAAATACTCATCAAGTTCAGGATAATAAGATGGTATTCTCTCCACATTAGAGTTAATGATTCTATCCATTCTAATACCAAAATCATCAAAATAATCCGTGCCTAGGTCTATTTTAAGATCTTTACATAAAGCGGTTTCAATCATTTCCCTTATTATTTGTGGGTTATCACCATTCTCTATGATATCAACACCTTGAACAATAGCTGATTTTATAGCCTTATCTTTTAAGTAAAAATTTGTTTGTTCCATTAACCATTGATAATTTTTAGAATCATCATATTCAAAAGAATCAATTTCACTTAATATTTTTTTTACATCTTCAACATCAGATGATTCATTAATAATAATAGAACTTTGTGGTATTTCACCAAATGATTTGATATTATTTTTAATAGATGAAAATATTGAAGATATACCCGGTGTATCAAAATAGTCTGGTTCAAATGATGATATAACTTTAAATGCATACTCATCATCTTTAAGCATAGTTTTAATAATACATTGCTCTAGATACAATGTATCTTTAATAAGCTCATTAGTCATCTACTCTCCTTTAAAATCATCACATTTTAATACATTGACCCTGGATGATTGTTTACATTTTTTAACACATTCTTTGCATCTTGGGTTAATATACCTAAACCAATACTTATTAAATAAAGACACATTATTATGATCAGAATAATCATCATAAAAATAAAGATCTTTAATACCCATATCCTTTAAAAGTTTTTTAGTATCTTTTTTATTAAGAGATATACCAAGTAAATGTTTAAAATCTTCGAATTTTTTATATTGATTAAAATTATCAATGTCATCAAATCTTTTTATCATAAAATTATCAGATTCAAACGATATATTTTTACCAACAATTAATTTTCCTGATGTTATGTGACCACCTTTCATTACAGCAATAGCTTTCATAATTCTTCCTCAAAATATAATTTTTTTATAATTTTTTTAATATCTTTATCTATCTTATTAAAATTTGTATCAATATCAGAATTTAAAATATCATATTTATAATAAAGATTACCATTGGCATATCCTACATTATATAAAGATAAAAGTAAACCATTTTCTAATTTTAACAAGTGTAGTCCTTTATCACTATCATTATCTATAATTTCATATTTCATATTGTTCCTTTCATTTTTTATAAATTGTTTATTGTAACTATAACATTTTATACCCATTAAGTAAATTTACATTATTATTATAATGTGTTATAGTATATAAAAATATAATATAGGAGTGTTTAATGAATAAGTTAGACGAACAGTTACTAGAAAAAATACAACAAGATATAGATCAAAATGATATATTAAAATCTTTATATGATGATTATAAAGTAGAGGATCTTCTCACATATAATGAGTACAACCTATCTGACAAAATAGCTAACAATACTTTTATATCTGAGCAATTCAGACTTTTATATTTAAAAGAGAAACAAAACTACAATAGAGTGGAAATTTTATATGAGGACCTATTAGGTAGAAAGTATGACCATTATAAATATAATAGTGAGAAAACTTTAACAAAAACAGAAATAGAAAAATACTATATACCAAAAGACGAAAAAATAAAAGACCTTAAAAATCTTTTACATAAACAAGAACTTAGAATGAATTTTTTTGAATCTGTTTGGAAGGCATTAGATAAGCAAGCATGGTTAATGAAATTATTCGCTAAAGAACAAGGGTTATAAATGACTAAAGAAACAGTAAAAATACTACCTTATAAAAATCTCAATGTATGTTTAGACACAACAAATTATCAATACCTTAATGATGTATATAAACATTTTGAGTACTATGTAAAAAATTATAACTTTATGCCCTCCTATCAGTCAGGTAAATGGAACGGAAAAAAAGGGTTTTTTAGAAAATCATCAAGAAGCTTGCCATATGGACTACTAACCAGACTCATAAGATACACTTTAACAGAATATAAACATCATATCAATTTAGAATTAGATGAAGATGTGAAAAATATGTTTAATGGTATTAAAGACCCAACCCCTAAATGGGACATGTTATATAAACCTCATTATTATCAAGAAGATGTTATATTAACAGCTCTTAAAATGGCCAAAGGTATATTTAGGATGCCTACAGCGTCTGGTAAGTCGTTAATGATAACATATATCATAAGAGAAATATTATATAAAAATCTTTCTGATAAATCATTAATAATTGTTCCAACAATAAGTCTTGTTAGACAATTTAAGGAAGATATGATGGATTATGGTATACCATATGATAAAATAGGAATGGTCAATAAAGATTATAAAGAGTGGAATAAAGATATTGTTATATCTACATGGCAATCATTATCAAATTATGACAATGAGATAAAAAATTTTAATTGTATAGTTGTTGATGAAGTGCATGGTGTAAGAGGAGATATTTTACATAATCTTTTAAAAAAATCCCCTGCCTTTTGGAGATTTGGTTTTACTGGTACCATGCCGGATGATATATTAGAGAATATACAAGTTCAAAGTTATATTGGACCTGTAATAAAATCACAAAAAAGTAATGTATTGGCTGATCAAGGATATATAGCAAGATGTAATGTTAAAATTATTAATGTTGAATATAATGATGATATAGATGGTAACTTTTCTGATGTGAAAAATGAAGTATTTGATAATATGTACAGACTTAATATAATAAAACAGATAGTAAAAAATGTCGATGGGTCCATTCTTTTATTGGTTGATAAAATAGAGAAGGAAGGTGACATACTGGAAGTGTTTTTAAAAAACCAAGATGATTTTAAAAATAAAGAGATATTTTTTATATCAGGTAAAATAAATGATAAAGAAAGAGCGTACTGGCAAAAAAAGACTCATAATAATAAGAATATTATATTAATTGCTACATTTGGTGTATTTCAAATGGGTATTAATATAAAATCATTGAAGTATTGTGCTCTTTGCTCATCATTTAAAAGTAGTATAAGAATCTTACAAAGTATCGGAAGGACTTTAAGAAAGCATACATCAAAAGGTGATAAAGGGTCATTTATATTTGATATAAATGATCAAGTAAAGTACTTATATAAACACGGTAATGAGAGAAAGAGTTTTTATTTGAATGAAGATTTTAATGTTGAGGAATTTACTATAGAAGAGTCAAGACCTTGTTTAGATTTTAAAGATATATGTCAATAATGTTTAACCATTGTTTAATCTTTTCTTTTTCTAATTCATTATAATTTACCCAATTATGATCATGTACTATTAATAAATCAATACCCTTTTGTTTACATTGATCAGCCTTTATTCTATCACATTTCTTTCTTTCGAGCATAGAGTGCCAGTATGTACCATTATATTCAATGGCTTTATTTTTATCAGGTATCCATATATCTAGTTCAAGATTTCGTTCTGTATTAGGGTTAACTATTTGTGTTCTATCGTTTTTTATTATATTATAACCAAGTGAATCAATGAAATCTTGAACTTCTACTTCCCCCTTTGATGTATTATTATTACAAACAGGGCATCTTTGACCTTGTTGAAAATCATTCCATTTTACTTCATACTCATGACCCTTTGGACATTTAAGATGTAATTTCGTGTTAGCATTGATATAAACATCTGATAATAAAGTATAATTTTCTTTTTCTATATAATCTTTAATGTAATCGTAAGATAATTTCTGGTTCATACATATAGGACATCTATGATTTTGTTGAAATATATTCCATTTTGTCTTATATTCATGTCCTTTTGGGCATTTAATTAATATATCACTTCTACTGTTAGTATAAGTA